TCCTGCTAAAATGCTCGTCTTCCTTCTCGGTATAATCGCCATCAATGCCATACGAAGCCCTAAACCACGGCGGATCTAAATGAACGAATACTTCTCGCTTAATAAGTACCGTCGAGCCGCCGATAGCCGTGACTTCCGTAAGTCCTTCCGGTAAAGGTTCGTCTCTTAACTGCCATTCCGCCGAGTCGTCAGTCTTGAATGACCACGTTTTATTGCCCTTTGTAACTGTTGGGTAAATACCGGCCACAATAGGTAAATCGTAATCGAACAACTTCTGTAACGTGTTCGGTGGAGGTACTACATCGGCGTCAATATTGAATACGTGAGTTACTTCAGGATTACCAAGTACCGAATTGGCAAACGCACTCCTTCCGACTCCACATTCTTTGGAAGAACAGTATCCCCACTGTACGCCGGGACGCATCGCTTCCGCAGAACAATAAGCAGCCGTCCGAACGTCTATCGAATGATCCTTCGGTACTGGTACGCCTATAACTATCATCGAGACTCCTAAACCATTGGCGATTGAGCTATGAAGTATTCACCGTAAATAGTAAAATCTACAGTATTAGTTGCAAAGACATAAAGACCTGTATTGTCCGTTAACTTCATAGGATACTTCCAGTCTTTACTGAATAGACTCCCACCGTCAGCCTGGCATTGAATTGGCCCAAATAATGGATCAGTATCTCCGTCTCGCAATGTTACTGCTACATCTACCGTTCTGCCACTTATGACAATGTTCGTCAAGTATATAGCGTAACCAGCCCCTGGAGCGGCTACAAGTATCGTTGCTATGTCGGCATCAGTGTTATCATCATTAAATGCAAACGGCCCACTTCTCGGAAATGGTAACTCCGCTACTAATGTTGGTGTCGTTACTGCCATTGTTTAACCTCCTGAGTGATGACCGTCTGGATAATAGGATTGTTCACAAGCCGCCACCGTCTGAGCCGCCGTGATACCACCAGCCGCAGCCGTATTCTCCTTCGGGAATGTTACGCCCGTATAAGTTCCGTGGTCGGTTACGGTAAAGGGGCCAGCTACCGCGTTCTCTGTTACGAACGCCGTTACCATCGCGTCAAAATCCTGCGTATTCATTGCTTCTATGGACTTATATGGATTATGCTTAAGCCACCATACAAAAGCCCACAGTTCTATATCTGCTGTTACTGCCATAATTATTCTCCTATTAGATTGCCCTGCTCGTCGCGGGGCCAAATGTTTAACTTTACTTTTCCGCAAGGCACAGTTGTCATTATCTTGCCTGTGCTACTACTACAGACACCTTGCCGGTTTGTTAGACCTCTCTTACTTGACCGAAGGTTCATCTCATCGATTAAGTCTGCATTCGATACACTGTCCGGTATCAATTCCTCGTCACCTCTTCTAACCGCTTCAGTCATTTCCGCATCCATTAGTCAGGCCATCCATATTTAACGTGATACTCTCTTGAGTTCGGGTCCAGGTTCTCGTCGCCGGGAGCGAGGACTACTTTCTTTTTCTCTTCCTTTTTCTCTTCTTTTTTAGCCATTACGTATTCCTTAAAATAGGTGGAGGCCGCGAAGCCCCCACCCATGATTAACATTTAGAACGGACTTATCTGCAAAAAGATGTACGGAGGGTTGTCACTTGCCGCTCCTGTATTATCAAGAACGAAACCAGCAACTTGGTAACCTGTCTCCCCTGTGGCGTCATCATAACCCGCCACTGCACCGTCATGGCGAAATACGACGGTACGCCAATTTGCGGTATCAGCAACTGGGAGGAATGGATTCATCCAACACGGACCCCACGACTGATGCCAGCCATAAGAACCGGATGCTATAAGCGTAGTTGGTACGCCCATAGCAGACATCCCCTCATGACTTTCAGCATCAAGTTGGTTGTATGGATTCTGAGCGCATTCCATAAACGAAGCAGCTACCATCGTCCGGGTAATTGGGCCGTCAAGATAGACCTTGATAGTTGCGGCATTAGCACCTTTTTCGTGGCCGGTAATCATTCGGAACTGAGGATTGGTTCCGTCAGGTTGACTCCACATACCACCAACCATGTTATTCTTGGTTCCAAACCATGTTGCACCACCAGTAGTAGCGTCCAAGAGTATGTCGAGCCACTCGTCACCGATAGCCCTTGCCGTTACATTGCCGCCAGTAATGCCACTATAAGCACCTGAATTAAAAACTCCTCTACCGGACTTTAGAGCCTCAGTAGCTAAACCATAATGGAATACCCTATCGCCAATACGGTAACGAGTACCAACCATGTGCTTCTTGACCGTTCCAGTACTGTAAACACCGTACTGAGTCGTGTCACCTTTTACAATTTTCAACTGTCCTGCTAACGAATTTGGATGATTTTGTCCTGTAAACATAAATTCTCCTAACTTAAACTTGTATTAGTCCTTCAGACTAATTATTTCTTTTTCAATGAAATCTCCACAACTGCCGGGCCTTCGACTCTGACGGCTCCGAAACTCATCTTGACATACGGCTGGACGGAATAACGCTTATCGGCACGCTCGGTAATACGAGTCGTGATTTCCTTACCAACGCCAAGAGTAACGGCTCCCTGTGCCCATGCGTAACATTCAACCGCCTCATCGGCAGTCTCCTGCTCACTGTCCCTCAGATGGCCTTTCGTAGTGTCTTGATAGTTCTGCAACATGATGAACTTAAAGCCCATGTAAGTGTCAATCTGACCCATCGCCAGTGCCTTGACAGTGTTGTAATCGGAACTCTTGACTTCCGTAGTGTTCAGTAAGACGTTGATGTTGTACGGATTCGTTACGAAATACCGCTGACGGTCAGGATCAATATCGCCTTCGTCCAAAAGCTGCTTACACGTCAGTAGCTTGGCAATCGTTAGACCTGTGGAAACAGCGGCTGTGTGGTTTACACCGGCAACAGCTACGGCACCGGCAGAGTCTACGAGACGACATTCGTCGGCATCATAGTTGTTAATGGACGTTAGACCGTCCTCGCCTGATAGTGCCACCCCACCGAGAGCATCGTAAATATGCTTATCAATTCGGCGGTTAGCTGCGGCTAAGGCGTTCTGGACGTAAGTACTTGCAGGGTCGATAAGCATACGTATCTTATCGAAATCGTCTACAAGATCGGCCCAGTCCCAATCGGTCGTTGAACCTTTACGCCTGGAATGTGGTGTGGAAATAAGCGGTGTGTTACCATGTCTGTCGGCAACATCTTCACCGGCAGTAGCACCGATTCGCTCACCGTAGAAACTTTTACCTGTTACAGACTCCTCATTACAAGTGCCACGGAGTCTACTAATTTTCTGTTGACTAAGCAGTAGGATGTTAGACCTGTACTGCTCTACAAATGCTTCTGTGATTTCAAAACTCATTGGATAACCTTTCAACTAATTGTCTTCAACTTTACGGATTGGTTGTCCGACAATCGGGCCGTTTCCTGCCTAACGCGGCTGGCGAGCAGTTTACTGCTATCTTTCGGGCCGTAGGGTTATCCGAGTCTTTACTTATTTTGGGGGCTTACGCTTTTCCCTTCAAACTTGCTACTTTCATTTCAATTAAACGCTTTACCTTCTCTACTTGATTCTTATGGTCTGGATGTCTTCCATCCATATAAGAAGGTTTGATCTGTTCTGCCGATATTTGTTGTTCCATGTCCAATGGTGTTGGTAGGTTAGGACTCTCAACTACACCATCTTCCGCAAACTGACCTCCAAGATTCGCAAAGGCCCTTATGAGGTCAGGATCATTACCATACTTGGCTACAATTCTCTCCTTCAACTCGTCATTTCCTTCAGTAGCTTTCTGTATTGCCAAGTTGCCGAGATGTTTCTTCTGCTCGTATGCCTGACCCCAATCGGATACAAGACCATCTTTAAGGGCGTTCATATCCATCTCGTCTTGGGTGACCTTATTTTTCAGTATGTCAGTTAACTTGCCCATGTTGTAATCGAAGTCTTCACGAGCCTGTTTCTTGCTGAATCCGAGTTTGTGGTAATGATCCATGACATCTTTCATATCATCGGCATTCCACTTATCCTCTGGAAAACCTTCTGGCCTAACAAAAACATCACTATATCCCTGTGAAGTGTCAGGTCTGCCACCGGCTTTATAAAACTCGTTCCAGTCATCCTCTGTAGATAGTTCGCTTGGACGAACAATCTTATCCCTGCCAATTAACCTGTGGGCATTTACAATAGTTTTCACAGCCCCATTTATCGTTTTTATGGAGGTTACACACGCTTCGCCTCGAAGGTCTTCATCGAGCGAATCCGTCCAACCGTCCCTGAGATTGCCTTTGGCATCCGCAAGGGGTACCGCTACTGGTGCTACTGGGGTTGGGGTTGTCCCTTCTACCGGGGCCGCAACTTGTCCTGTTTCTTCTGGCATTATACTTTCCTTTCTTAAACTTTTATTATTTCTACTCCAAATATCTTTAATTTGATTGGTATCACATTAGGACTTGTATATTGTTCAATTGGAAAAACACATGCTTTTTCGGTGAGAGAAATTGATTTCACTTCACCACCAAGTTTCATGGCCTCTTCTCGTAACCGTAAAATAGCTTCTTCCAACCCACTCATTACAATGTCCTTTCGTTAATTACTTGTGTCGGTGAGTCTTTCATTGGGTCTTTATTCAACTGACTTCTTAT